CCTGAGCCCTGGTTCCTAGACTCCGCTAGAGACCCGCGCCCACGGGCGAGTTCCCTCGCAGAAACGAGGGATTGGAAGAGAAATAGGAGGAGGAAGTGGTTGCACAATTGTCGGATTTTTGAGGTGGTCTACGCCGCCATCGAACTCGCAAACCCCGCTGTTCTCGGACCGCACACGAACGTGCGCGTTGACCGAGCCTGGCACGGTGTGTGGTCGTTAGGATCTTGGATCCTGACTACCGCACTGCGCCAGGGACCGTATGCACTAGGCAAGGCGGTCAAACAGTGGGCCAACGAGGAGATGGCGCTAGCGTTAGGGGCTGCAGAGCGGGAACAAAAGGTCGGGTATGTTCCCAGGTTCGGCTCGTTCCTTATGGGGTTCAACACCCGCAGGTGGAACAGGAAGGAGCGCATGCATTTTGCGAACGTGGGGAGGAGTATCCCCCCCGCGCCGGGTGGGGCTATCGGTGGGAAAAGCCTTGTCCGGCAGGAGATGAAAGAGTGGGAGTCGCGACTCTTCTCTCCTGATCCGCTGGTGCACGAGGACAATCTCGCTGCGATCAGGGAATGGACGCGTAAGCGTTTCACCCAGGTCATCAGCGAGGCGGACCCCAGCTGTATGCTAGGTCCGACTGTCCTGAACGACTCTGCATGCCTGGAAAACGGCAGCAGAACCGACGGCGGGACGAAAGCGTACTACTACGCAAGGGCCAAGACGATTACCCGGCTCGCAACTGAGGTTAAAACCCAGGTGCGGGTGGGCGAGTCAACTCGGTACCCGAGCGCGGAGGCGCGCAAGCAGGATGGCGTGGTACAGGAGTACTACGCCCCAGAACCCCTCGCACGGGGAGCCCTTCTGGCCCACTGTAACGTGGACCCGAAGGACGTGACCGTGATGAGGAACACACGCGGAGCTGATGGGCCCCTCCCGCAAGGGGGGACGCTCTACGCGGCAAAAGTTCCGGTCCTGCCGTCCCTTCTAGACATTCATTCATTGTTGGAGCACACGAGAGACGCGATGCAGACCATCGCCGAGTACGACGCGAAGGAAGTACTCCGGCGGATGGAGGCCGCACCGCCTACGGATGGTCAGCCGGACCTCCGGTACCCTCGGTGCACCCCCCTGGTGCTGGAAGAACGCGGACAGAAGTTCCGCATCGCAACCATATCAGAGGCATCCCTGGTTGTGACAGGCCAGAGGATCAACAAGATGATGCTAAAACTGTTGAAACGCATGGGAGCGCACAATGCCACTCTCCAAGGCCAGAAGGAGCCAGCCAGAGCCCTCCGTAGAGGACTCGCACGCTGGGCCCGCGACGAGGACTTTGAGCTAAGCTCAACAGACCTCTCCGCGGCCTCCGACTGGATCCCTCACGCCGTCGCTGAGGCGGTCTGGGAAGGAGTGGTTGACGCGCTGGGAGACCGACTCCCGGATCTATACCGGCGAATCGGACGGGCGCTTGTTGGTCCGCAGAGCGTGGTGCTCAACAAACAGGGCAAGCGCTTGGGAAAGACGACGCGAGGGATCCTTATGGGACTCCCGCTCACGTGGCCGATCCTCTCACTGATCAACGAGTTCTGTGCTTTCAATGCATGTAAAATGCAGCATGACACCGTGTCAAGCTGGTACCGTGCGCCCCACCCGGATAACCGGATGGGAGAACGCGCGGCCCGAGCTACAACTCGGGACCAAGATCGAAAAGACAGAAGGCTCACACGCGTTGGTGACTACGGCTACTACGTCATCGGCGGCGACGACTTCGCAGCTGTCTGGACCAAGAGACACAGGGTCGACTATGAAGCCAACCTGGCCCGCCTCGGAATGGTAGTTAATGCGAACAAAAGCTACTACTCGAGGCAAGGACTGGTCTTCCTTGAAGAGTTCTACATGGTGGCGGAAAACACCGCAACATACCGCGACCTGGAGGAACTACATCGAAAGGGAGATCGCCTCTCGGACTTAGGCTTCGCCCTCGAAAAGGCGAGGCTGCAGGCAAACGACCTCGCGCGGGGTGGCTCAGTGTCCGGAAAGCACCGACTCCATGAGTATCGGTACCTCCGGATGCGACACCACATCCGTGTGAAGTTGTCTGCCCTTGTGGGGGCAAAACGACAGGCGCAAGGGAGGGACCCGCAAAGGCGGGCCCAACTACTCCCGGCGTGGGCCGTTCTGCCTGCTGTTCTGTGGGAGTGCCACCGCACATCCGACAGCCCAGCACGAGCACACACGGTTCGTCGAATCGCAGAACGAATCCACAAGAAGACTTTCCGAATGTACTACCAGTCCAAGCTACCGCTCAACTGGCCGAAAGAACTAGGCGGGTGGGGGCTTCCGGGGAAGCCCGCCGCACCCTCCCTGTTCAGAAGAGCAGCCGCCTCCATACTAAATGGAAACGACGAACTCAAGTCACAGATCAAGCACCTCCACCTCTTACAACGCGCACCAGTAGAGGTAAGGCGCATACTCCGCAACATCCTAAAAACCACTGAATCCTGGCCTCAGCAGGGCTCGAAAGAGTTCCGCACCGTCACACTTAAGGAACCCTCCGTGACGCCGTTGACGCCAGGACAACAGGCAATGCTCCGGAACGCTGGAGCAACTGGGTACCGGTACCAGGGAACGCAAGGGCCCCCTGGACTGGAACCGGTTCTAGGACGCGACCCGGAAACAGGACGCCCAACACTGTTTCCTTATGAGACTGCCATCCTTCCTTCTAACGTCAGAAGCCGAGTAGACGTCGAGAAGGAGATCGTGCAGAGGACGCTTGAGTACTACGCGGCCGACCCCCATCATGGGACGGCCAAGAAGCAAGTGCTCAACTTTACAAAAACATCCAACAGGATCCTGGCACTGACCAAGACCGCTACCTCGAAGTGGAAATCGGCTAAGCCGATGGACCCAGTAAAGGCGACGGCCCTGGCCAACCGCATAAGAACAGAGACAGTCGAAGCTTGTCAGCTTGACAACCTCTTGCACTATGCGGGTGTGCCGGATGCCTGTGCAACCAAACGTCTCACCATGGGACTGGACTCCGTCTTCCGAGGAGGTGTACCTAGAGGAGGTATCACACTTCTCGGAGGACGACTGCCTAGACTCCGTGAGACCCTGGGCGGCGAATTCGTCAGCGATACTCGTGAGAGAAAGCTGGGCGATTCCGCTGCCCTCTTCCAAGGGAAGGAACCGGCAGCCAACACCACCGGAGATCTCGAAGCACAGCTCGAAAGGTTCATTAATGATCCAGACAAACTAGCTCGGCACCTCCGGCGGATCGGCTACCGCCGCCGTCCCCCTCCAAAATGAATCCCATCAATTGGCAATCAGCTCGACTGAGCCTGCAGCCATAAGGCGGTTGATGGTGTTTCAAAGTAGTCCTGCC